ATCATCCCATAACTCCCTACCAAACAGTATTGGTTCTAAATTCTAGTTATGAACCAATAAACTTCACAAGTTGGAAAAGAGCAATAGTCTTATTACTCAAAGAAAAGGCCCAAGTCCTTTCTGGTAGAGTAATAAGACTTTTAAATTATGTAAAACTTCCATTGGCCAAGATTATGAACATCACTCCATCTCGTTCTATGATTTACAAACGAGATAATAATACATGTCAGTATTGTGGTGCAAAATCTAAACTAACTATTGATCACGTTATTCCCAGATCTAAAGGTGGTGGTGATACTTGGGAAAATTTAGTAGTTGCATGTAGTTCCTGCAATACCAAAAAAGGTAGTATGTTATTGGAACAAACTGGTATGAAGTTGGTTAGAAAACCAAGAGCTCCTGTGAACAAAATGATTTTTGATATTCAGAAAACTAATGTTGAGGAATGGAAACAGTATAACTACACTTAAAATTTCTTAACACAATTCTAAAGAAAATATTAAATTTCTACATAGTTTTAGATTCTCATGTTAGAATTTGAACACATCGCAAGAAACTCATGACTCTGCCATCTGAAGGACGCAAACTCGACAGGAATGAAATTTACAGTATTGAAAATGCTGTGAAAGATGCAGGTATCCAACAGATTCATCCAGAAAAAATGGAAGCTTTTGCTAAGTACCTTGTAGATCAAATTAAAAATTTGCAGAATGAAAGTTGACTTAATTAATATAAAGTTGTAAAATATTTCCAAATAAATTATTAAATAATGAGTTTTATTGTCTATTCAAAACCAAATTGTCCATACTGTTTTCAAATTAAAACAGTACTAGAACTTTGTGGTCAAAATTATAAAATTCTCACTCTAGATGAAGATTTCACAAGGGAAAATTTTTATTCTAAGTTTGGGGAAGGTTCTACTTTTCCCCAAGTAATTTTTGACAATAGACACTTGGGCGGATGCACTGATACTATCTCATACCTAAAATCAATTTCATTAATTTAAAATGGGTCAGGGTTTGAAGATAAATAAAGGTGTGGAATTATTGTTACGAAAAGGGAGGAAAGAGCCTGAAGCACCAAAGACTTTTGAGTTCAGTTTTGGTAAGATGGTTTCTCTCTTCCGAAGAGAGATTCATGTATATCTAAACTTCTCATTCAATATTAAAAAGAAGTAAATCTCTCGGAGGAAAGGCTATGACAATGCCTATAGTTGCCATTTTTTGTATGGTATCCCTAATGTTCTTGATGATTGGTGGTATAATTGGATGGTTATGGAAAGAACATTTGCTCCTCAATACACCTCAACAAGTTTTCGCTCATCCAGAAATGTTTGACGAAAATGGACACATCATTCCAGATGAAGTAATTGCAGTACGATTTGAAAACAGTTATGACGACTACGAAGAAGACGACGACTAAAAAAAGATCAACAACGACAAAAACACCGGCAAAAAAGACTACAATTAGCCGCAAGCCCGCAGAAAAGATTGAACTGACTTCTAGTTCTCTAGTTCACGAAATCTTTTCTGCTGTTTCCTCAGAAAGACTTAAAGCTAAAAAGATTGAGATTCTTCAACGATTTAATGAAAATTTTGTAAAATCTCTTTTAATTTGGAATTTCGATGATTCTATCGTATCCGTAATTCCAGAAGGTGAAGTTCCTGTTCAACCCAAGGAAGATTCTGAAGGCAATCCATCTTCAAATATTAGAAAAGAATGGAGTAAGTTCTATAATTTTGTCCGAGGTGGTAATGATGCAATGAATAAACTTCGTAAGGAAACGATGTTTATTAATATTCTAGAAAGTTTACACCCTGGAGAAGCAGAAGTTCTTTGTTTAGTAAAAGATAAAAAGTTAACAACCAAATATAAAATTACAAAAGAACTAGTTACCGAAGCGTATCCTGATATTCAATGGGGTGGTAGGTCTTAACATGGGAAAGGGTATCAATGTCATCTACGTAGACTGTGACCCTTCAGCGGCAAAAGATAGGAGTCTTCCAAGAGATTCCTATTTAGTAACTTATGGAGATAATGGAGATCAAAAACATGATATTGTTCAAGGTCTTCAAGTAGACATTTTTGATCAATATTGGGATAAGTATCGTGATTTTAGAGGTATGAAATGGACAGAGGGAACAGTGAATCCGAAGATGTGGGGATATCAACCTTCGGACAAGAAAAAGAAAAAGTAGCTTCTGGAGATATGAACATCCAAATGAATTTGGATGCTCTTAAAGATGTTAAAAAACAATATAAGAAGATCAAAAGATATATGAGATCTTCCATATATACTATTGCAATGATGGACGGTACTGAAAAAAGAGTATCTGATCTAGTTCGGGATTCGGAGGATAATCCTACATAAATGGGTAAACATTATTTGCTCAACCTTTATGGTTGTCCATTTGATAGACTTAATAATGATAGATTCCTTGTGGATTTATTAGAAAATGCAGCAGTTACTAGTGGTGCTACTATTATTCAAACAATTTACAAAAAGTTTGATCCACAAGGAGTAACTGTATTGATTCTTCTTGCTGAAAGTCACATTAGTATCCACACTTGGCCAGAAAAAGGAGAGGCTGCTGTAGATATCTTCACCTGTGGAGATTGTGAACCCAAAGTTGGTTGTGATGTAATTATTCATCAGATTAATGCATCCAATCATACATTAAGTTATATCGAACGTTGATATAATTTACTCTAAATATTCTTAGTACGAGAGGTACACATGCTTTCTGCTCAGTATCGCCTTCGCCTTGAGGGTATCTGTAAGAAGATTGCTTTGAGAGAAAATGTTGATTTGTCCGACATGATTTGGGCAGAAAAACTTGCAAAAGCCAATACTTCTGCTCGTGAAATCTTAAAAAAGGCAAGACGCCAAGCTGCGAATCCTGATATGCAGGAAGGTAGTATGGACGATTTCATGAATAAGATGGGATTGGGTGATCCCGACCCATCTAATTACAGAACTGGTTTTGACTCTGCTGATGACATAGTAGACTGGTTCAATCGTGATAAACCCGATGATTGGAGGCAACGTGACTGATAAACTTACAGCAGTAATTTATTCTGATGGAAGTCAAGAATGTGAACGTATGAGTATGCTTCTTCGTTCTCTTGGCGGTGAATTTCATGAATACCTTTTAGGTGTAGATTTTAGTGATAAACAATTCCGTATGGAGTTTGGTAGTGAAGCAACTTACCCACAAGTTTCATTGGGTAGTGAACATATTGGTAGTATGAAAGAGTCTCTTCAGTATATGAAGGATAGGGGAATATTCGGATGACATACGACGAGTTTGTTAGTAAAAGTCCAGAATACTATATGGATATGGTACGTCTGATTGATATTAAACAAAAACATCGTATGTCTCTAACAGAGGATGAAAAGGAGATAAGTGCCCTCATTTTAGAAGTTCAAGAAAATAATAAGTTGAATGAGCTAAGAAATAGATTCGAAAAGTGTTGGGAGGTCGATCAATGAAACAATCGCTAATCCTTGTTGCTTGCTTTTTACCGCTTGCTGTAATATGGTTAGTGATGAAGTTGTCTCTATGGTTGTCCTCTAGCGTATCAGAAGTCAATTATGTCAGAGAAGAATCCAGAAAATCACATGGACCCTATTTGGCAAACCCGTATGGAGACGTTGATGAAGAGGACGAAGAGTATGGAAGTAAAACAGATTATAGATGAAACTCTGTTTAAGTATTACTTTGAGAAAGGACTTCCTGTACCTAACTGGAAAAGAGATAAAGATCCTCAGTGGTGGGTAGATTATTTGTCAGAACTTGACAATGAAGATTAGAACCCCTATAATACCTAGCATATACACTATTATTATGGACTACAAACCTTACTCTCCAGAGTGGCATAGAAAAAGATATCTAAAAGAAGCCCTGGATAAGTACCTTGATGATTATGTGGAGAATGAAGTAATTCTTGAAGATATTCTTGATATTCTTGCTGAAAGATCTGAATCTGCATACCAAGAATTTTCTAAAATTAATCAACTGGAGTCCATGATTAATTGCAAGGACTAGAACTGATATATAGAGTAGTTGCAAATACCTAATGAAATTCTTTTTTGCACTTCTAGCCACAATGTTTTTTGCACTTCCTGCATGGGCTGTAGATGTCCAAATGGGTGCAAATGGTAATCTAGTCTTTGAACCTGCTGAGGTATCAATCAATGCTGGTGAATCTGTTCATTTTATCAATAATATGTTACCTCCTCATAACGTTATTGTTGAAAATCATGACGAACTATCTCATGAAGCTCTGGCAATGATGCCTGGTGAAGACTTTGAGGTTGCATTTCCAGAACCAGGGGATTATACTTACTGGTGTGCCCCTCATAAGGGCGCTGGAATGATCGGAACCGTTCATGTCTCATAACCACAACTATGAACCTATGCCTGCCTGGGTTGCCTGGGCAGGTGTAGGACTGATGATGTTCACCGTCATCATCTTTGTTGTATTTACTCTTAGTGTAATGTACTTTGGATAACATGGAGCACTTATTTGTTTTTGGGTTCATTTTTGTGCTAGTATGGGCAATGAACCTAACATGGCCAACTAAAAACAAATTTTAAGATTACTGATGACTGTACCATTTTTTATTGAAGAACCTTTAACTTGGAAAAAGATTGAGGTTCCACAAGATATTCTTTATTATTGCGATGCTTTTACACTAGATGCAGATCGTGAAGACCTGCGTTATATTGATTGCGTATGGATGCATATGGGATACTATGGTGTTCCAAAACATGTAATGAAAGCAGTCAGAGAAGAATGGAATCCTAAAGTTATGCCTGTATTTGAATGATGAATCACGCTGACCACTCAACCTACGAACACATTATTCATATGTTTCTTTGCTGTCTTGCTGGTCTAGGTATCGGCACCCTAGCAGTCTGGGGATATCAAAAAATTAAAGAAAATAAAAATCACAATCCATAACTTTTGTAAAAATTGTATCACCTTTTACAAAATTAGTTGCCTAGATAGTAGGTAAGGTCTATAATGACCACACGTTCATCCCATTCGCCATTTGCGAATAGCGAATAGGACGCAAGTAAGTCGCGGAACGGAGCGTTCATCCTATGCTTTCATTAGCACTCATCTTTTTTAGTCATGTCCCAGTGGAGAATTATCTTCGCTGTGATGACTTTAATTGGTTGAGACAAGGATTGGAAGAGACAACTCTTTTCACTCCCTTTGAGAAAGCTGATATTCTAATCCATTGGATGGAACATACAGACCCTCAATGCTTTGAAACACAGGACGCAAACGACTGAAGGAACGGGAGATTAATTTCACCCATTTTTTCAGGTAACGACAAATGAACACACTCAATCTCATTCGTAATCAGATCAA